GTCGGCTCATCTTTAGAGTCGCTAACGATCTTAAACTCGTTAGCGTCTGTATTTACTTTTTCTTTTATTTTCATATTTTTCCTTTCTAGGATAATCCTATAGCACAGATTGATTTTGATTGTCAATCTCTTTTATAACTTTTTGTTTATAGGGCTGTCCTCTCCAATCGGTCCTAGTTTCAACTTGAACTTCAATAGGTGTTTCAAGGGGCTCGGTCCTTGGCGCAATCTGTCTGCATTGATCTGCATATTTATTGAAGAATTGATTCCAACAACCTGTAGAACAAAACCATTGCCACGCACTATCTTTATTCCAATTATTAATTGCAATCTTTCTAGTCCTTAAAACTTTATTTCCTTTAACACCTCTTATTCTATCCTGTGTGTGATTTTCATGGCACTTTGGTCCATGGCACCAATTATAATTACTCATTTCTACCTTTCTTGTTTGAGGGGCGCACAACCACAGGTTGTGCGCCCCTTGATTAATTATTCTACAAACGTAGCCCCATTTTGATCTAACATTCTTACTTTCCATGATGTAGTCGCAGTTCTATATCCATGAGCATCTAAATCATAATAAACATAATAAGGCGTTCCGTTTTTCTTACCAAAACCATAACGACAGTTTTCGTCATGCTTACCTTTTCTTGTTATGTGCTTACCATGTTTTTTTGCGTAGTAAGTTATGTAAAATGTTTTCATATTATACCTTTCTGTTATATGAGGGATATTCGCAGAATATCCCTCATTTGTCAATACACAAAATTAATTATTTGCGAATTGTGGATTTCTAAACATAGCGATTTTTTCTTCTCTAGTTAAAACCTTTTTATCTTCCAAAAGACTAGCCAAATTTTCTGGACTATAAACAGATAAAGCCATTGAAGAACTTTCATTTAAAACACTTTCATTTAAAGCAATTCCAAGTTTATCTGCAAGTGCTTTAGCTTGATCGAAGTATCTGTAAGATTTAAGACCTAATCTCAATTTCTTCATCTTCTCATCTGTATAATTAAAAATCTTCTCATGTGTTCTAACTAAATCTTCTTGACTTTTTCTGAACATTTTAAAGATTTCAAAAGTTGTTTCATCAACTTTAAATTGTCTAGTATGACAATAAGATGTTCCAATAACCCAGATTTTATAATCATCACTTTCCCATGCTTGTTTAGGTTTAGTGATTGATTTATCTTCATTAGAAGAATTAGAAAACCCTAACCATTTATCACACGCACTTTCGTGATCGTAGTATCTTGGATTTCTTTTTTCTTCTTTCCATTGTAAATCATAATCTGGATTAAGACCTTTTGCTTTCATTTCTTCTCGATAATAAGCACGACCAAAAGCACTTGATCTATGATAACCAGATAGACTTGGGTCTAAAGTAAAACTGACTTTAATATCATCAGTATCTTCTTTACCCTCATCATTCACTATTGGCATTTGAAACTCGAAACAATTATCATGGTACAATTCCCCACCTGACCTATCGTACTTTTGTATCATTGATCTAATTGTATCGACATCTTCTTGTGGTTGATGTGATCTTACAACATTATTAACCAATTCATAAACTTTTGGTTTCATAGTGTCGTAAGTATTTTTAGCTTGTGTCCACTCTTGGACAACAGGACTATCTTCTCTTTCCCAATGAGATTGAAAAACATTTTCTATCGTTTTTCTTTTTTCTGCATTGAGTGTTAGTCTTTTATTTTGCATATTTTCCTTTCGTTTAATTTATTTCTTTTAAACTATTGAAATTTATTGTCAAGGGATTATATAGGATTTTAATTTTTACCTTTCGGTGGCGCACAACCAGAGGTTGTGCGCCACTTTAGAATGATTTTAATTCGCAAATACAACCTCAGGTTGTATTTGCGAGCGAGCGCAGCGAGCGAGCCAAGCTTCAAGCCGCAAGCTTGACAATGCTTCCAGGATAGTGTAGGATGCATTTAGAAAGAAATAGGAGGAAACATGGATACAACACAATTAAAAAGAATAGCTGATGCGCTGGACACAATTATCGACATGATTAAGAAGGACCAGGAAGAGAGCAAGAAGAGATGGGAGAAAGAAGATGAGTAAATATAATATGGCACAAATACTAGATGCATGGGAGGCCGCTTATGGTGAAGACATGATGATAGAATATCCGGGCTTCATACAACGGCTAACAGAGGAAGAGAGCAAGAAGAGATGGGAAGAAAGTGAAAAGGATTAAACACAATGACCTTGTGCCATGGTTCACACAGGACCATGGCACCTTACCAGCCGGCTACCTGGCCAGCTGCAAGAAATTTTTTAAAAGTATAAAGCAACAAGCAACAAGCGGCAAGCAACAGGCGCCAAGCTTGACAAATAATAAATATAGGATTATAAAGGACATATGAAAGTAAAAGAAGCAATTAAAATTACAGACTCGTTTACAAAAACGTCTAAGATGCCCGGATTGAGCTACAGCCTGCCAGCCTGGGAATGCAAGACCGGGTCCAAGCTGCGGAAAATTCCTGGCTCAGTCTGTTCTATGTGTTACGCATTGAAGGGCAACTACACCAGGTACAAGGCCATCAAGGCTGCACAATACCGGAGACTGGAAGCAATGAAGAGCCCGCTCTGGGTGGATGCAATGATAACAATCATCAAGCGTCAGAAGTGGTTTAGATGGCACGACGCCGGCGACGTCCAGGACCTGCAGCACCTGAACAACATTTATAAAATTTGTGAAGCAACACCGGAGACCAGGCACTGGCTGCCAACCCGTGAAGCATGGATCAAGAACGAGCTGGACCGGAAGCCGGCCAACCTGGTGATCAGGTTCAGCCCTCCTATGATGGGCCAGCGGGTGGACACGTGGCCCAACTCTTCGATGGTTGTTGACAGTGGCGCGAGCTGCCCGGCACCTAACCAGGGCGGCAAGTGCGGGGACTGTAGACAATGCTGGGATCCTGCTGTAAAAGTAGTTTCATATGGTAAACACTAATGTTTAGACACCCAAAATATTATAAAGAATTACGTAAGCGTAATAAACTGGATCAGGTCATTAGCGACGAAGCTTCGACGGAGGCGACAAGCGTGCATCCTGATCCGGGCCCCAAGCAACAAGCTTCAGGCGGCGAGCTGCGAAGCAGCGAGCCGCCAGCATCAAGCAACAAGCCACAAGCTTCAGGCGCCAAGCGCCAAGCTTCAAGCAGCAAGGGCAGTTTAGAATAGTTCTTAGTAGCATTCTAAAAGATATTATTTGACATGAAGGATTATATAGGATATAGTTTACTCAGGACTGCAGCTATACATGGTGGGCATTCTAGTGCACAACTGGTCCAACCCAAGGCTGCAGTAATCGGAAATGGTAACGGTCCCATAGGGATCAGCTCAACGCGAGCCCTCCGAGATCCTGGCAGTAATTGCATCTTAAAAATGTCCAGAGGGGATGTGACCTGGAACTGCCAGGATTATGGTTTTCCCAAAGAAGAAAAGAGAGAGGCGCAAGCCTCAAGCCCCAAGCAGCAAGCTTCAAGCTCCAAGCCACAAGCTTCAAGCTCCAAGATCTGAGAGCCGCGGAAAAGTTTCACGGCACCCGAACCAAGGGCCTCGACCATGATAAAAGTGTTGTGTGGATGTTTCACGTGAAACGCAATTTGATGTGGACTGAAGCGTACCTTGTTACTCTTCGTAACTTTAAGTTCTACTGTGAAAAAGTGGCCAGAAGTATTACAGGCCAGTATATCAGGAGTACCAAGTAAGCTATTATTTTCCAGTCTAATCCAGGAAATTTTAGGTAATTTTCTTTTAAGTTTTTTATATAATTTAGCCTCTGGGCCCATGCTGTTTTCAAGGTTACTCCTGCTTACAAATGTTAATAATCTTTAACGTAACCAGGGGGTAATATTAGTTTTTCTTCCTTGTTTGGTTTTAAAACAACACGTAAAGAATTATCACCAGGCTTGTTGCTTTCGTGAACTTCAATACGTCTTATTTCTTCCAAGTAACCGTTTGGTAGTGCAATATATATTCTGGCATGACTTACAGCATTACCTCGTCTACCGTTTGGTCCTTCTGTAAACTTGTCTAGATATTCTTGCAGGTGCTTTACAAACATTACTTACCTGCTTTACGTAGTTGACTTGTTAAATCATTTATCACAGTTTTATAACCTTGCAACAAATTTTTATTTTTTTCACCTTCGTATGATTTTTCTTTGTAGTATTGTATTTCTTTTCTCAGCTCACCATTTAACTTACGGTGACCATCGTTAATATCCTCTAAATCTTTTACGCGTTTAGTTAAGCGTTCTATTTTTACTTCCAAATCTAATTCTCCTTTTAAGCTCTTATGTACTTTCATGATTGACAATATAGGAGAGTTACCTTAAATTGTCAACATGGGAGTTCCAAAAAGATTAACAGAAATGCAACAAAGGTTTGCTGAGTTTTTAGTATTCGGTGGGCCGGACGGACCTATGACACAAACAGAAGCGGCAGTTGCTGCTGGGTATAGTGTTAAACGTGCAAGACAAGAGGGATCAGAACTTTGCAATCCTAGGCACTCACCACTTGTAGTAAAATATATTGGTCAATTGAAAGAAGAGAGACTAAAGAAACATGAAGTTACTTACGAGGGCCACGTCGCAGAACTCGCTCGATTGCGTGAAGCAGCTTTGAAAAAGGGTAGTTTTTCATCTGCTGTAAATGCTGAAGCCAACCGAGGCAAAGCAGCAGGATTATATATAGACCGTAAAATAATAAAAACAGGAAAATTAGAGGACCTATCAGAAGCAGAGTTAGAAAACAAAATGAAACAAATTCTATCTGATTACGAACCGCTTTTAAACGCGAAGACTGTCGATGGCGAGTCATCTGAAATTATATCTTCTGAATCTTCTTTACCCAAGCCCGAGGAATCATAGTTCTATCTCCAAAACTGAAACCATCGTCGTCTTTATCATAAGACGCAAATAATTTTATTGAATGTTTATCTTTAGAATATAACCAACCTTCGTTTACAGGCATTGCTAGTTTCATTCTATCAAACTCTTTCTCAGTGGCCCAGCCCGAATCGCTCACACAATCGATCCACTCCACCCGGACTTTCGGAAAAGGTATGTCGGGAGTTTCAGTTGAGGCAGTTGCTTTTCTTCTTTTCCTAGGCATGAGGTATTTTACATCTGCGATACCTATAAGACAATTTATTTTTTATTGCGCTGAAAAATAAAAAAAACTTTTGGGTGTCGCAAAACATCAAAATTGCTCTATAACCTTTGGTATTATTGACGAATAGTTTCGACACCCCCCCCCTCGCAAGGGTGTCGCAAGGGTGTCGCAAGTGTCGACATTTTTAGTGAATTTGTATACATTTGACGCAGTTTATTTAGAATCATTACAATCTAGGTGTCGAATTCGATACCCTGCGATACCCATTCGACACCCATTCGACACCTATAAGACAGCTTTATCTGTCCCATTTTTGCCATAATGTAGCTCTATTGTTGCCAACTTCTCTTCAGCATTAGCCATAGTCTCCAATAGTTTATCTATCTCTAATGTTATGTCAGGATGTTCGGGTATGATTATCTCCTGGTCACTGTAACATTTAATTTTATATTTACAATCTTCTACGATAGCATTGTATCTAACTATCATTACTTCTTTAAGTCTTTGGTTCATTAAAATCCTCCGCTTTCATTGGTTTAGTTTTTTCTTTCTCATCAAACTTTAGTTCATGATACATGTCTAATCGTTTAAGAAACTTATGTTTGTATTGCCTTAATTCTGCCCCACTTACGACAAATTCTTGATAATACAGGTCAGGCGTACATACCATTATTACACCCTTGTTAATGGTAGACCCGTGAACATAGTCATGAGCCATGGCGTATGCTGCAATCTGCAAATAATAATCTTCGATCCATTCTTTCTTCTTTGGTCTGTTAGATTGTTTAAAATCTACTATGGCTTCATCACCATTGTGATTACAAACCAAGTCAGTAGCCCCAGCGTATAGCCCAGGATAATACATCGTAACTTCCGATCCGTAATATTCTTCCACTGGCGCAAGACCGATCTCAATAACTTTTTCGGCCATGGACTTCGCCTCTTGTCCGAGCCCTGTAAGATCATCGTACCCATCTCCGAGTATATAGTGCTCCAGGAATTTGTGCATAGCTGTCCCCCTTGCACTAGATACATTTTTGATTCGTTCTGCTTCTTTTGCACCTTTTTTAGCTATCCAATCTTGTAAAAATTTTTGATCTTTTGTTTTGCCTAATATCGTAGTTACACTTGGAAGTCTATACCCTGCTACATCATAGATCCGTGATCCATGGTCCGAGAGCTGTGTACCTTGTATATAGTTGTATTTATTATTTTTTTTCATTTTATCAAATCAAATACATATACCGTCATAATAATTAAACCCATCATTTCAGTATTAAGATTCACTTTAAAATCCTCTCATACTTTCTACATATCCAACTAATCCAGTTTTCTACCCAGTAATCTTTTTTAGTAATTCTATGTATGGGGCTAAGACTCTTCTTATCAGTTAGTCTATTCATCACATCAACTATTTTATTTTTATTTCTTATCTTCATCTTCCTCCATAACTTTATTAATTATATACCAAGCAATCATGCCACCAATAACAATAGCAAACATACCAAGTATAAACATACCTAAACCATGGTACATTGTCATTCAGCACTCATCCATAATTTATAAGCTTCTAAATCTACAACATTACCGTTCATTAATTTATGATCACCGTAGTGATCAATAATTTTTTGTAGACCCTCCATCTTAACATGTGCGTATGGCCAAAATAATCTTGCAACTTGGTAAGCGTCTCTAAATTGACATCTCCATCGCCATTGTTTTTTCCAACCAACAGTGTAAGGAGTTTTATATCTTTTCTCGCCAACTGTACCAACACCTAATACTTCATGAACCCAACGTAAAACAGATTGATCTGTCATTGCCATTTCCATTCTTATACTCCAGGTAGGATATGCTTTCTTTTGGTGGGTGCGTTTACGCATATATTGTTTGTAGGTGATGCATCCTTCACCATCAAACAAACCTGCAATATAGGCTATATCAGTTTCAGATATCATTGTACTGTGTGTATCTCTTCAGTATAATAAAACTCACCTTCAGAATCACAGTCCCAACATTGATGCACCTGACTATCATCTCTAAAATCTAGTTGTGGTTTATCGTGTGTTGCGACTCTAACGTATCCATTACCGTGACAAGTGTCACAAACAACTCTCTTAACCTCCTTTATTTTTAACTTTGCCATTTAGTTTTCTCGCTTTCTCGTTTGTTATTACTTCAATTGTTTTTGATATTGATAACTTACCATCGGGCAATATTACCTTTGATAATTTCTCTAAAAGAGCGTATGTTGGCTTTGATAGAGAAACATTTTTATACTTTGTCATGTCTGTCATGCTTGTTTCCTTTCATAATTAAGTTTTATATATAATATATAATGTAGGATTGTCAATGAAATTTATTTTAACTCTATTAATTTGTACACAAGTTGGCGGTACTTGCCTACCTCCGTACAAAGTTCCAGAAAAATTTGATGATGGGTATGATTGCATGGTTACAGGTTATGAAATGGCACTAGATAAACTACAAGAAATGGGCCGTGAAGACGTCAATAAACACAATATTTTCATTAAGTTTGGTTGTTATCAAGAGCAAAAACAAGAAGGTCAACCGACAAAGTTTGACACTCTAGTCAAATTATGGTAGTGGGGAATATCTTCTCACCATTTACCTACCCTAAATAATTCCCTCTCTATACAGGGTAGGTTTATTTCATTATACAACCATAAAAATTTCCGCTGCCATCATTCATAACATGAGCGTTAATAGGATAGTCAGCGTATGTTGTTAATTTTAATCTTATGATGTCGCAAAGGTCGAAAAAATTTAGTTGGCCGAATAACATCATATCTACCATCATTTGTTTTGTTACTGGTATAAGACTGTACACTCCGTCGTTTAAGATTATAAGATCCATCAAACCACTCCTTTATTTTTTTATACCAAAGATCTTTATACTTCGGGTCTTTCGTCTTCTCCCACAGTCTTGCTGTTTCGTCTATTTCGTTTTGTGTCATTATTTATTGTTGTCCCCCATTTAATTATATTTTTTAAGCCAGGAGCTTTTATCTCTACATCAACACCGTATGGTCTCCATGCTTTTTTCATTAGATTTAACTCTAATAAAAAACTAGCCCACTGTTTTTGTGAGATACCTTTTGGTTTTATTGTTATTATTTTTTCTTTCATACTTTCTATATAGGATTTTTTGGGAGTTTGTCAACTATTGTTTTCTACCCTGACGGTTGTAGGGTTTGTGTGATCTTTTCTTATGTTTATTTAACGTTTTTGAATGACGTCTTGGACGTTTACGAGGTTTTGGTCTTTCTATAAAAGCTTTAAACTTTCTCGCCATAACCAAATATTTCTTCTAAAGTTCTTAATTTTGTTCTAGGACTAAGTGCAGGTAAATAACTTATCTTACCATTTACATGTTGCTCTAAATCTGCTCCACAACTTATACATCTAAATAACTCTGGTGTAAGTCCAACTAAAATTGTCAACTCATGACACGTCGGACATTTCCCGTTCACTATTTCTGCGTGTAGTTTTATATATTTTCCTGTCATATACTTTCTTAGACTTTACCACACGTTGATGATATCGTCTATCCTTTAATTCTTTTGCAATCTTGTTGTTTTTCTTAGTCAAGGATTAATGAAAGAATTTTTTTCTCTCCCATGTATACTTCTACGTTTGCCTTAGATTGAATGCATTTAAACGTAACTCTTTCGCCAGGACTTCTGTCCTTCATCGCATAACGTCTGGCTTTCATACAGCTAGATAATGACTTGTGATAACGGTGTTCTATAATTTTGTGATCTTGCAAGAGCAACAAAGCAAATACCATTTCTATCATTCGTGTCCACTCCCATTTCTAATTAATTTTTCTACGTCCTCTGTAAGTTTTTCTGTTCTACTTTTTAAAAAATCAATATTGACTGCATTGTTTCTCATACCTTTAATTTCTGTGTCTAAGTCCTCTACGACGCTGCTCAAGTGCTCCACCAACATGAAAAGCTCTGCCTCCCCACTTGACTGACCAAGTTCTCCACGTGGGTATTTAATTCTAAACTCAGAGTTTTGTTCCAAGTCTTTTTGCATCAACTCTATCTGTGTGCTGTGTCTGTTGAGTGTCTCATGCAGTCCAAAGTATGCCCAGGTTCCAATTGCTACCATCGCGATCAACGAAGCTACCGTTTTCATTGGCATCTGCACCGCAGCTTGCTCAGAAATTTTTAATGGTTTATTGCTCATTCGGTCCTATAAACTTATCGCCCATTAGTTTAATATCAGGATTATCTTTCTTGTATTGATCTTTTAAATCATCCCAATGACTGCCTTCAGGCTTCTTATTTTCAGGAATTATTATACCAGAACACTTTGAAACTAGCAATGCGAAGTTAGGATTACGTGCAATAGTGGGGTTATTGTTGACTTTTCCACACATTTTCATCAACTCTAATTGCTGTTTTAATTGTGCATTTTCTGTCTGTATTTCTCTAAATTCTTTTGTGCAGGCCGAGCCTAAATATTTTCTCCAAGTAAATCTTATCGATTGATCGTCACTAGGACTGCTATAATTGTTGTCAGGATTATAGTGTCGATACCTAGACTCCGAGTCCCTTTGTTCGACCGATATGTCAAAAGAGCCAGTACTACAAGTATTAGTACCATCATTGAGATACTCATTTCTAGGATATGCTGGTGTTGCACAA